GTTACCGGCGCCATCATAAACCGTCCTTAAAGTAGTTCCTTGACGGTTCACTGTGTAAATAGTGGTGTCTTTTAAGGTGATTTTAGGCACCTGAAATGTCACGGTATCACCTTTACGAAAAGTGCGGGTTTCCTCTTGTTCTGTGACGGCCCTTGACTGATCACTTTTTTTGACTTGACGTGCAGAACTACAAGAGAGCAACAAGCCAACGAGCAATATATATAATGTTGCTTTCATTACCATCTTGCTTTTGTGCCCCTTGTGTCATAATGAACAAATGTTGGGTAAGCTTTTAAGCCACCTTGTTTCATTTTGCCTTGAGCAATTAATGTTTCTATAACATCATAGACCTGTTTTGGGGTCATTCCTTGTACTCTTATGTCTGCCGCAGTACCAAACAAGTGTTGGCTGTTTGATACGCCACGTACTTTCTTGTTGTACTCAGGAGTGCGGTAGCCAGAATTAATTGTTACCGGCCTATTGATATGATCTCGGAGCACTTGAAGGTTTGTTGCTAATTTTTGAACATTGCTCAATACATTTTGTGGCATCATTATGCCATCTTTGCTGTCAAATTCAGCTCTTGTAAAATTTTTTGTTAGTTTCATTTCTTATCTTCTTTAAACTTCTTAATAATTCCTTCTTGCTGTCTAACTTTTAGCTCTTTCCAAATCGAAATAAATACAGGGGTTAAAACTCCCAACAGCCAAAGAAGTCTTTCGTTGTTTATGACATCATAAGCCCAAAGCAGAATTAATACCATTGCTATAATGCTCCCGGCAACCAATACTATTTTTCTCATATTCATTTTTTTATAATACTATTTAGTCTCAATAATTTCCCTCCAGGTTTCAAATACATATTATATTTTTTTTCCATACACAGAACTTCTTTTGCCATTACAGGTTGAAACCACATACTTAACACAATGATGTCAAACTTTTCGTCTGGAGTGAACTTTTTTGCGTCAGAGCAAAAAACTACCCATTCTTTTTTTAAATTACCTTGTGAAAGGTTCCAAGTAATGACAGCTTGGTCTATTTCTATTATAGTTGTTTTAATGACATTAATAGATTGAAGTTTAGGAAGTACACAAGTACCTAAGCCTACATATAGCACACTGCCTGAAAATTTACTTGAATCAATGCCTTGACCTATGTAAATATCCCTTATCAGTGCATCTGAGCTTTTTTTATATTCTTCCCACATCTCATTTAGTTTAAAGATGAATAAGCAATAAATTCGCTACCTATTCTTGTTAGTTTTATATACAAGCATGTGCCAGACATACTCGTAGCAGGAATAACAATAGATGGATTTAAAAATGTTCCATTAGGTCGCGAAATATTAAAATCTATAAATCCTGATGTTGTTGCAGAGCCTTGAAATGTGAATATCCTTGAGCTGGCACTTAAATTTTCAATAAACATTTCAACACAACTACCCGGATCCATATTGGAAATTTGTACTGTTCTGTTACCTGTGAAACTTCCTTTTAGCATAATCTTCCCGTAAGTTTTAGAACTAAACTGCATGATGCTACTTGTACTGTTTGTTGTATTGATGTTTCCAGTGATGACATCTCCATTTGTTTTTGTGTCTCCTGTAATTTCAATACCGGCTAAAGCATTGAGTTTAACATTTACATATACACCTGCATCCAACAAGTCAATGACTTTTACACCATCTGCTGAAAAGGCTAAAGATGGAGTGCCCATCAATTCGCTTACAAACATGCCGTAATCTCTATAAGAGTTGAACGAATAAGATGGTTCTATAGCTGTTCCTTTGTGAAGAAAAACAACTTCAGAAGAAACGTTGCCTGTTTCTAAAACGGCCTGAAGGTCTTTACCAACAGTTGCCTGCAATGCAATTGCCTGACCAGCGTGAACTACATACAGTTGAAAAGGGTCGTTTTGCGAGACCTGCACAAAATAAATACCATCCGGCGACTGAGGTGCCGGAACAGTTGTTTGTTTATAAAATTTGATTGCCGCCATAATTATGCCCAGTTATCAATTTCCCATTCAAGTATTGCTTCCGCTACCGCGCTATCCACATAATCTTTTCGCGTCAAATCACTCGCTGCACTTGGTGCTTGTGAGCTCGCAGGAACGGTGCTAAATGTTTTCTTGCCGGCCACGGTTTGGTTACCTGTAAGTTTCACTACCGTGTTATCATCAGCTTTTGCCGATAAACCTGAATCAAATTGGCTTTTACGTACCAAATCTGTTGAGGCACTTGCATCTTGCGATGATTTTGGGACAGAACTAAAGGTTTTTGCGCCTCCCACGGTCTGGGTTCCTGTTGTCTTAACCACCTCACTATCAGAAGCAGCACCAATGTTTGACCTCGCATTGCCTTGCTGTGTGCCATTCAATCCCTGAGAAGCTGTATCATACCGTACATAGCGCTCATCCCCCCTTGTTTGCAAGGCATTCAATATTGCCGTTTCCAAAGCATCAAGTTTTACCTGTAAAGTGGCAGGTGTGATAGCTTTTGAGGTGTTACTAGCGGTATTTACTTCCGCTTGTGTGGCGAGTTGAATGTAGCCCTTAACCGTAGTGGTAGCATCGTGAATGTTTGTTTGGAGTATGAAAAAATTAGCACCAACAGCAGCATGTGTGCCACCGGCATTATCGGTTTTACAAACAATTAAATCCCCTACTGTAAGCTCTGGTCCTGAAGCACCACCTATGCGGCCATCAGCAGAGACAATATAACGGTCCCCAACATCAGAAGCAGGATAATTAGGGTTAGTGCTGCAATCCAAGTCTGTTGGAGCTGAAAGCCCATCAGTTACAGCTGTTTCAAGCTCTTCAATAGCTGCATTGATAGCTGAAAGCAAAGCGTCAAGTTGACTTTTTCTTATCAGATCAGTTGATGCACTTGCATCTTGTGATGATTTTGGAACGATGGTAAATGTTTTTGCACCTCCCACAGTCTGAGTTCCGGTAAGCTTCACAACAGCATTGTCATCAGCTTTTGCCGATAAACCTGAATCAAATTGACTCTTGCGTACCAAGTCTGTGGCCCCACTGGCGTCTTGAGCGGATTTTGGCACAATGGAGAATGTTTTTGCACCTCCCACGGTCTGAGTTCCAGTAAGCTTCACCACTGTGTTGTCGTCTGCCTTTAAGGCAAGTGCAGCTGCAAAACCGGCGGTATCAACAGCATCAAGATCAACCACAGAACCTGAGTGGATCAAATAGACTTTCATTGGATTTGCGCCGTTAGGTTTAACGAAGTAAACCCCATCATCTGCCGAGGTAGGAGATGAAGGCAAATCTGCTCTTTTGTAAAATTTAATTTGTGACATAATTATTTCTTTTTTATTGATTTACTTTTTTTAATCCCATTCATCAACTTCCCATTCTATATCGTTTTCTTCTGTTTCAAGAGCATTTATTGCTTCTACAATCTCATTGAGCTCGTGTGCCTTTAAAAAATAGTCGTCGCCATACTGCTGCCTGAGTGCCTCGGCTATGGGGTGAGGCAATTTTATTGGGATATTTAGAGACATATTTCATTTTATTTAATGACACGAATTTTAAACAATGTGTTTCCTCCGGGAAAAGAAGCAGAATGTTCATTGATTATTTTCACCCTTACCACTCCTGCACTGACAACATAACCACGAACACTTATCAAGTCTGTAATTATGTTGGCCCCCACAACAACAGCATCACCAATTTCAGCACCTGTGACGTTAAAATCCAAATAAGCGGAACTGGCAAGGTCAATCGTAGGCACATTTATGCTGGCTATGGTGTTGTATCTTATAACCCGGGCAAATTGCGAAAGATTGGGAATCCTGTTGTATTCATTTAACATTTTAGGATCATTCCCGCCGGCCACAGCAATTTTTTCAACATACACCGGGTGAATTTGGCCATTTTTAAATGTAGCGTTTGTCGTGGTTGTTTGAATACCTATGCCGTTTCCGTTTAGAACGTCTTCAAGTGGGGCACCGGCAAAATAAAGCAGCTCCCCGTTCCTTATTATCCACCCGGGTGTTATACTGCCGGGGGGTGAGTTGTCCAGTTCAACGCCTGTTAATATAAACCCTGAAACTGCGCTCCAAAAATCGGCTTGAGCATATAAATTTCCGGCTACCACTCCTTGAGTCACATACTCTATAAATGCCTGCAAAATCTCACTATTGTAAGTATCTTGCATCGTCTTTGTGGTCAACTGCTTTAGCGGGAAACCACCCAGTTGTGTAAAATCAATCGTTTTCATAAATATTCTATTTTATATTTTTTGCCTGCCATCTTGAAATAATCAACAAGCCTTTTTATCCTGCTTTCTTGAGAACTCAATGCCGCCGGGGCCACAACTGTAAAATCGCTATACTGCTCATTTAATTCCTCTTGTGTAAAAAGATATAGCTCTTCGCCATTATCAAGATCATCGAGCCAAATAGGTTCGTCCGGTTCTTCTTCTTGAAAAATATATACTTCATCAGGGATATTCCCGTCGCCTATGTAAATCACCTTTGTCGCCTCGTGGTTTTGTGGGTCATAGCCCGGCATTGCAAAAGCTTCATTAAGTACTTTTTCAATATACATTACCCGGCAATCGTGTTGCATCTTGTAAAGAATACTTGCAATCAACCACCGTAATGGCATTGAGAGCGCATATAGGAACAACACCAGTTTTAACCGTCGCAAATCAATGGGCAGCGACCAGTTGATGAATTTTGATATATTATAGCTATGCCACTTCATTATATTTTTTATAAGTTACATTTATGGATGTGTACTTAAAATGCCCACTGAAAGGCAGAATGTACTCTTCAACCGGCTGAAAAGGGTTTGCCCCGGTGCGGTGCTCCAGCAGTTCCACGCGTGGTATTTTAACGCCAACGGCCTTTTGAATTTTGTCTGTCAAAAAGGTTTTGATGTATGTTCCGTTAAACTCAAGTTGGTTTAAATAGGCCTCACAGGCATCCAGAACAGGGTAAGTATTAGCATCATTCACCAACTGCCCGGAAGCCACATCAATGATCAATTCATCCACCCATACGGTAAGGGTTAGTCGTAAATCATCTGCATTTTGATTGATGTAGTCCAGCCTGTTGCCGGCATCTTTAATTTGTTTCATATAGTCCTGAAAGCGTTCGTGCACGGCGGTGGCCAATGGTTGTGTGCTTCCGGTTTGATTGTTTGCCGTTTTAATGACCAACACACCGTTTGCAGCTTCTGTAACTGCCACGTGGGTCACTTTTTTGGCATTGATAATATCCTGCTCACTCAGTCCTGTGGTGTCATATTTAAACTGGCCATTTTTCCATATCAATTCGTGACCATCCATAAAAGCCAAAGCCTGCTCCCGGTACCAGGGCAAGTTGTGCGGGCGGCTGTTTTCAGCATTGCGCTCCACAATGAGCTCGTGGGTGTAGATGGCAAAGGCAATGACAAAAACAATCAATCGCCACACAGCTACATTACTTGTACTGGTGAGCTGTGTGCTGAGAATATTGTCATTGGCAACAGTTTCAAAAATTTGGTTTTGTATTTCGTTTAATGATCTGGCCATAGTTAACTAAGCATTAAGTCCAACATACCCGGAAAAGCCGGGAAGTAATCTGTTTCTTCAGCAATCAATACCGGTAAGGCTGTGGCGGGCTTGTGCTTGCGGTTTCTATAATAGCGCACTACATCATTATCAAAACTTAACTGGGAAGGTATTTCAACCACTTGACCCGGTTGCAAATCGTCAGTGTTGTCAATCCCATTGGCTTGAGCAATTGCATAAGCATTATCCACACGCCCGGTGTGGGCTATGGAAATGTCTTGCAGGGTTTGGTTATATTGTACGATTGCTTCCATCTGCGCTTATTAAATATTCTTTTTCCTTTGTCAAGATTTTAACTTCCTTTCTCAATTCATTGATTTCCTGCTGTTGCAAGCGTATTTTTTTATCCTTCAGTTTGAGCTCTTCTTTTAAGAGCTCTTCTTTTTTAAGCATCAGAGACTCAAATTCTTTGTAGCGCTCCTCATATCTTGATTTTAAATCGTCGAGTATTTCTTTATAGTGGTTTGAAAGCTTAACATCGTTATCAATCTCTGTACTGTGCGCTTCGGCTTGTGTCTTTCTTCGGCCGAAAAACCAACCCGCAAACCCAGTGGCAAACACTGAAAGGATTCCCGTTACGGCCATTACTATTTCTGTCATATCTCAATTTTTAGTTTTGAGTAACCGTCGGTTAAATCAATGCCGGTATTCTTATAACCGTCCTGCTCCAACTGTACTTTTAAATCTCTTTTAAACTCTCGGTCGTTTCGGTTTTTCTTTAGGTAATTGTCAATACCAAAACCCACCGTGGGGAACTCTTTCCATTCTCCCATTTGTGATTCCACTATCAGCTTTACATTTTGACGATCGCTTTCGCCCACAACCAAATCGCCGTTTGCAAATAGCAAATCGTTATTGTCGTCCAGTTGTATATCTTTTCTCATTAGCTTATGGTTCCTGTTCCTGTTACCGGGCCTCCACTTTGTGATGTTCCGGTTACTGTTACTGTTGCTGTTTTGATATAAGCGTCTATGGCCTGTGTCAAATCATTTGCAAATTTGTCAATGGCCTGTTCCTGGTTAATTTCACTTTTAAGTGAATTGAGCAGGCTTTTTATTTCGGTTTTTAATGTCTCTTGTACTAATGGCATTATTCAAATAGTTGTTCGGTTTTTTGTTTTTGCTGTACAAACACCGTCTTGTCTGTCGGTGAAAAAAAACCGGGTCCTGATGGTGTTGTGATGGTTGCGTTGTTCAAAGTTTCTAAGAGCGTGGCCAGTATCTGTTTCAAGTCCGCCTGTTGGTTTTTAAACTTGAATTTTCCGGCCTCTACAACAAACTCAGCACCTTCTATTTTCACATCGATTTTATCTACCTCAGTAAACTTAACAATGGCCGTTTCTGAGGGTTGGTTCTCAATCTCAAGACACAATACTTTTGACCCTATCTTTGGGTAAACCACAAACCAATTTTCAATTGTTCCGGACAGGGCGTTCAACCTTACATCTATCAAATTGGGAAGTCCTCCTGATCGTGACACGGTGCAAGTGTCTCCATCTATTGAAACAACTTCGCCCACCCAGGTAATAGCTTTCCGCGCGCTTGCTTTTCTTATGGCTGTTTCAAATGCTTCATTCATAGCTTAAAGGTTAGTGTGCATTTTCTCTTAAACCCTTCCTGGCTGTTTATGGTTTTTACCACGCTTTCAACATAGTATTTAGCGTCACGGTGGCCGTCAGGATAATTGGGGTCTTTCAAATCAATGGCATCACCGGCGGACACCCTTGGAAGCCCCCAACCATCAACACTGCCTTCAAAGCCATCAAACACTTTACTGCTGTAATAGTCTTCTGCCCACTTTTTAAGTTCTTCCCTGGTCAGGTTTAGAGGGCCGTGCAGGGTAATTTCATTTTCGCCGGCATCGCCAAACTCATAAATGATTTTTTCAGAGGTTTTGCTTTGAATGGAAGTGGCTTTCACCAAGGTCTTACGGCTGTCTTTTTGCTTGTAAACCAAATCAGAGCTTTTGCGGATGTTTTTACCAAACACAAAATTGTGGGTTGTTCCGGGAACAAATGAAACCATCAATCCTCCAACCAAGGTTTTGCCTTCAAATTTGCACGAAATTCCATATTGGTCCTTTAAAGCTTCAATCACTTTAAAGGGTGTTGCCTGGTTGATTTCAAACTTGCCAAGCGCAATATCCAAAGCTTCAATGGTATAACCCGGAGCAATGTAAGCAAGCAAGTCATTCAGGTTTACAGAGGGAAAAACTGTGCTGATTTTTGGCATCTTTTTCAGTTGGTACATCTCATCCTCACAATCAATTGTAAGCGGGATGTCTGCGCCAATATTAGAAACATAGCCTTCATACTCTGTATAAAGGTCACCATCATACCCGGCTTCAATTATTACCTGGTCCCCAGTTTTGATAACATCAAGGATATTCTTGCCGGCAATAGAAAGGTTTTCACCTTGTTTGCGGGCATTCCTAAACTCCCTGGGCAGTTCAATTTTGGCTATATCCACAATTTTTGTACGGTCATTTTCAATCCTGACCGAAGTTACCGTGGTAAAGCGTGTGTTGCCTATGGTAATCTGCACATTGATATTGTAGTAGTGGCTATTCATCAGGATTAATCAAACTGTAATTCACCTCCTTAATGCTTTGTGCAGTTAGCTGAAAACGCATGGTGTCTTGAAAACCCTCAACCGGGCGAATGCTCATTGACTTAAAATAAACACTGTCTATATCCTTGTCGTAGAACTGATCACCCACAACCTTTACCACACCGTTGTATTCAAAGAACCGGTGCAGCTGCGTTATTTTTTCATGCGGATAGGTCCTGCCTGAAACGTCCACCAAAATACCCCTGATGTCGAGTTTGTAAGGTCGGGTTCCCCAACGTTCCACAACTACATTGTCACTTCCGGATACATCGGTTTCGATGAGTTGTTTCTCACGTGTAAAGTTGATTAACAAAGGAGGGGCATAAATGGAAGAGCCGTCACCCAGAAGCATATTGGCAAAGTGTAATTTTTCGCCTTCATACTCAAAGGTCATTTCTTCAAAAGCATTGTCAAAATCGTCAAAGAACGTAACTTCATATTTGTTTTCGTCGTGGCTTATAACGGCTTGATTGATCTGCCTGTTAATAGCCATTGCTCCGAAAGCTGCCGCATATCGTGCCGCCAGGTTCAACACTATAGATTCTGCCATAACTTACTTTTTGTTTTTAGCCCCAAGTATGCCTTGTTCTGCCAGCCAGTTAAGCTGTGCCCATTTGTTTGCCCAGGTCTCGTCATCGAGTTGTTCCGGAAAGGGTATGTGCAGAAAATGGCTCATCAGGGCGTCTGCTTTTAAAATCAGGTCAGCATCTTTCTTATAGTTTAGGCCGGAGCTGTGTTCTAAACTTTCCCAAACTTTCCCTGACGGATGGGCACCAATTCATAGATCAGGTTGGCGGCCGCATAAAACAGGCCGTCATCTGTCAACACTTCTTCTTTGCTTGTTAGCAAACAGTTCTTCACAAGTATTTCCTGGGCCTTTTTAGGGTCTGCCTGCATAAAGCGCATAGACTGCCCCACAATGCTCCGTGATGGGACCACGGCAAGAACCTCAAGTTCTTCATTGCCGTAGTCGTCCAAGGGCAGTAAAAGTGATTTTAGCTTTTCGCCATGTTCCTTTTTAAAGTTTTCTTTGAGTTCTTTGGTTACTTTTTTTACTGACATAATTTGTGTATTAGTTTGTTACATTAAGTTTTACGTTCAGAGCAAATAGCTCATATTCTCTTTCCAGTCCCATTTCACCGGTAACATCGCGTCCTTCGCTTTGGAATTTTGCAATGACTTTATCAACTATTAGCACGTTGTATTCGTTTACAAACTCTACTGTGATAGTGAAAGGGGCGATTTTCAACAAAGAACCTCCCGAGGCCATTTCGAGCGGGGTGATGTCATGCATCATCACGTTCATTGAAGCACTTGGGGTGATTTTACCTTTTGACCAACTGGTGGCTTCTGCCCCCAAGGTGTGGTTCAATTGGTGTTCTTGCTCGTTGCCATAGCTTAAAGATTTTACTTCAATTGGCACGCCGTTGATTTGCACCTTTACATCGGCACTGTCATAGGACTTGTTATTTCTGATTATCTCTGCCATTACAATTGGGTTTTAAGATTGATCACTCCATTAATTTCGTTGATGGAACCACGAGGTATCACGCTGTAGCTTAGTTTCAGCACCTTTTCAACAAGCAAGTCGCTTTCAGGGTCAACTGTTGTGCTTCCGGAGGTGATTTCACCACGCCTTTGCATGTTCTCAAATACATTGTCGCCAATGTCCTCAAGTGCCACTATTGTTCCCGGTGAAAGTTTACCGGTGGCTTCGTCAACCGGCCAGTCGGTTTTTACCTTTGGCAAGTAAACCGTGCGCAAGCTTCGGGCTGCTTTGTCCATTACCCTTCCATAAGCTACAGTATGCTCGTTCATCACATTGTCTTCATCAACAATAATCGGGGCACACACATGGTCGTTGTTGATCCTTACCCCGGCCAAACCGGTATAAGTGACACCAAAAACGTAGCCTTTGTTCTCAAGGGTTTGTAGTTGTGAATACACCTCACTGTTTTTTTGGTGTGAAGACAGTCCGGGAACCATCCAGGCGTTGCGTGTAGCATCGGTGATATTGAAGCTTTCGTTTTCGCCTATGTTTTGGTTAACGGTTGCACGTGAGCATACGCCAAGTACAGTACCCACATCTGCAAATTTTTGAGCGTTTCCGGTCTTGGTTTCGGCATATTGATAATCTTGTCCAATGACCAAAGTCACTTTAGTCGCTTCAAGGTTTTCAATGTCGCGAAGATCAGCAGCTGATGCAGCCGGGGCATTAAAATGAAACCCTTCCAAAAACACTTGTGTAGGCATGTGGTTTTGATAAGCCCACTCAGCCAATCTTTGTGCTTCGGCAATGGCATCAGAAACGTCCTGAGGCAAACCGTCAACGGTGACAATTTCACCTTCAGGATTTACGCCAACTGCCAGTTGCCTGATTTTGCCCTGGGCAGTTACCAAAAGTACTTCGGCTTGAGCGCCTTCTTCCAGTATTTCGGTCATCGTGGTTGTTTCTGCCACTACCATAAGGTGCAGTTCTGTTCTAGCGCCGACAAGACGGTAGAACTCTTTTAAATGCCTAAAAGCATTTACGTTTTCCTGTTCGTCAAACTCGGCAGTGATGCCAAGGGCTTCAACATCATTAATATTGAAAACCGTAACAGGAACATCGTGAGTGAGCCCGGCGGGTTCCGGAGCAGCGATAACAATGCCGCTTATTGAATCATCGGCATTTCGCACATTTGCGCCGGGTTTCCCCTTTTGAATATTTACTCCAGATAAATTTGCCATCTTAAATCAATTTTAAATTATTCTTCCTCACCGGCACCGGCGGGGTTTTGTCCTGCACCATCTTCCAGCTCTTCATTGACTTCTATAGCTGCAAGCAGTTCTGCATGTTTTGTTTCATAGGCTCTTTGAACCGTGACTCTTTCGTCCCCTTCAAATGCTTTCAACTCTTCCAGCGTTTGGGTGTTTCCAATTGCTGTAATGGTGTCTTTTGCATTCATTGCAGGGGTATTGTCATTGGAAGCCGTTTGGGTGGTGGTTGCTTTTTCACCTCGAACAAACGGGGTCAATGTTTCGCCTTTTTTAAGGCTTAACTTTCCAAGATTTTCAGAACTGAAAAACTCACCTCTGGGGTTTGCCCAAAGTTTTTTGTGTACTGATTTAGCAAAGAGCCTGTCGGCTCTTTGCTTTAGTGTTTCTTTTTCCATTATCCTTCTGTTTCTTCGTTAGCTGTTACCAAAGCACCGATTGCTCGGGCTTTTTTAGGAGACACCAAATAGTGGTGACGATAGTTTACAAGCGACGCCTGGTTTTGGGTATCAGGCTCGTCAAAGTACATTTTGGTAGCACCTTCAGCCCTGAACATATCAGGAGCGTAGAACGCCACTGATGCCACGTTGTGAACTTCAGGGTCAAACTCAGCCCCAAAAGATGCCTTGGCCAATGTGGCAGCTACATAGAATGGGTTTTGGTGATACACATAGGTTTTAAACCCGTAGAACAAAGATTTTACTTGTCCACGCTCGATGTTGGCATAATCTTTATAGAAGTTTTTCACTTCTTTTAATATCCCGGTCACGTGCTGGGTGTTCAACACCAAGATGCGGTTTCCGTCGTCGGGAACACCGGCATCGTTCATTTTTCCTGCAAGGTCGATGACGTCGTTTACAGAAGCAAGGTGTTTTCCGGCTTGAATACCACCCGATGTTAATTGAATGGGAGTTGCCGCCGTGTTTCCGGCAGGCGCCAAAGCGTGAATGGCTTTGCCAAACTTCTTGGCCAAAATGGCGTTTTTGTGCTTCTTGTTGGCTACGGAAATTTTGTCGTAAGTGATGGCATACAACTCATCATCTGTTACTTTGGTAGCCACGGTTTGATACTTGTCCAGTTGGAATGCAATATCACCATCTGCCAGTTCTTCAAAACCGATCGGGTAAGTGGTGTTATTGATCAGTACTTCAGGGTCTGCACCAATGTCAACCAAATGGATTACTTGGTTTTCACCCCCGGCACTGGATTGAACATACCTGCTATAATCGGGTATAGTTCCTAAAAAGGAGGCTTCAATTTCCGGCTGAAAGGATTCGACAAGTTCGCCTGTCCATATCTCACGATACACACCTGCCATTGCCACACCTTTTGGAAACGCATTGGGGAACACCAGTTGCAGTCCTGTGCCGGCAGCAAATATTGCCGCACTTGTAATGATGGGGTCAAATCCTGCTGCGGTGGCAATGAGTGTTCCTGCGATGAAGGCCAGTATGAAGTTAATCACAATGGCCGCGATTGATAGTTTTCTTTGTGGTTTCATGTTTATTTTTGGTATTTTTGGTTATACAATGCTGTGAACTCTTCGGGGCTTTCTTTGGCCATAGCTTCAAGACCTTTGGGGTCTTCTTTTTGCCATTTGTCCCAGTCCCAATTATCACGTCCCACAGGTGCGGTGTTTTTTCCACCGGCATTAGGGATTTGTGAAGTGATTGGTTTACGCGCAGGAATGGCCGCCAAAACTGTTTTTAAAGCTTCAATACCGGAAGAATTTCCAATAGCTTCATAGGTTGGTGCTTGGTCGGCTGTGATTTTGCCCGCTTTTTTGGCAGCATCAATTTCGGCTGTTAAGGCTGCTTTGCCTTCTTGCTCGATTTTGGCTTCCAGGTCTTCACGCTTTTTCTTTTCAGCGGAAAGTTCGTTTTGAAGCTTAGTTTCCTTGGCTTCATAGTGCTTCTGTACTGCCTCTATAATGGCTGTGTCTGAGCTCTGTTCTGTGACACCTTGCAGTGCAAGGGCTTCAATTAAGGGTTTTTTCATATTTGTGGAATTGAGTGAATTTTCGGGTAATAGGACCGCAGCAAAGCGGTTGTAAACTTCAGTTGCCCCCAATTGCTCAGGGAGCAAATCGTCTATTTCAACTTCATTGTCGATGATAGCCGAGATAAGTCCTTCTTTTAATGCTTCTTTGGCATCAAACCAGTTGTCGCCATCCAACCATTTTTTTACATAGTTTTCAGATTTACCGGTTTTGGAAACAAGCAGTTCAACAAAATTGGCTTCAATGCTTCTAAGTAGTTTGGCCGTGTTTTCGTGGTCTGTTGCAGTTCCGCTTGAATAGCCTGAGGCTGTGTGGATCATCACAAATCCATTTTTGACCATCGACACCTTTTTGCGGGACAATGCCAGAACGGCACCCATCGATGCTGCTATACCAATAATTTGGATTTCAATATCAGCTTTGGAATTTGCCAGGGCGTTGAACATGATATTGCCATCAAAAACACTACCTCCATAAGTGTGCAGCTTTACAACTATATTGGTATAATCACGCTCCAACTGTGCGAGCCTTTCGGAAAACTCCATGCCGTTTCCATCCCAGATATAACCGTAGGCCGTAATAGTATTTTGACTGACTGAAAAAATCATTTCACGCTTGTTTCCCGCAAAGGTGTGTTGTTGAGTTGATTTAAAAAAAAAGGTTTGCAAGGGTTGCATGTTTTTTAGTTAAATCATTCTCATTTAAAGACTTTTGCGAGATATAGCATAGTTATGGCAAAACTTACAAACCAAGCCAAAAGGGTAATGGCTGAGCGAATGATTGTTGAAGACGGCATGTCAGGTAAAGATGTGGCCAATCAACTGGATGTTTCTGAACAAACCATTACGGCTTGGCGCAAAGGAAGGCCCGGGGAAAAGTCGTGGGATGACAAACGTGCTGAAATGCTTGCAGCCCCACACAAGATCAGGGAGGTGTTGATGAAGGAACTAAAGACCATTGCAGAAGGAGGAAAGTCCGGAATAGATGCTGATGCCCTTGCCAAAATCAACAAGGTGATTGAAAGTGTTTCAGAGCGCATCAGCGTGCAAGTAGTCTTTTCAGTTTTCAAAGAGTTTGACAACTGGATGGCAGAGCAAGACCCTAAAACAGCCGTTCAATTTACAGAATACCACAAGCAGTTTTTGCTTCATAAAATCAACCAGGAAGGGTAATGGATAAAAAGTGGGAAAAGTTATTAAAACAATATGAAGAGCACTGCCGTAAAATCGAGCAGTCAACCACTATTAACATTAATGAAAAACCTGCTGACAAACTCAAACGCATCAAGAAACTTGAAAAAGACTATGTGAAATGGTTTGAGTATTACTTCCCGATGTATGCCAAATCACCCTGTGCTGATTTTCATATTGAAATGGCAGACCTTATTATTGGAAACCCAATCCTGGACATACTGCTTGAGATATACCGCTCCGGTGCAAAGTCAGTCCACGCCGATATGGGCATTCCTATGTTTTTGTATGTAAAAAAAGACCTCAAATTTATGCTCCTTATCGGGCAAACGGTCGATAAAGGCAAAAAATTGATTTCTGATATTCAGGCACAGCTGCAACACAACCAGCGCATCATCAATGACTATGGCCAGCGCTATAAATATGGTGATTGGTCTGAGGGTGATTTCTCCACAATCGACGGCGCAAAGTTTGTGAGCCGTGGTTTTAGGCAATCAGTCAGGGGGTTGCGCGAAGCAGCTGAACGGCCTGACTATATTGTTGTGGATGACGTTGATACAAAAGAGCTCTGCAACAACGAGAAGCGGTCAAGAAAAGCTGTAGAGTGGGTATGGGAAGACCTTAAAGGAACTTTTGACGAAGGTTCAAAAAGAAAACGGTTTGTAGTGGCCAACAATAACTTCCACAAAAACACCATCATCAACCAACTCAAAGATGAGTTCAAGCGCATTAATGAAAAAGCCCGAGCAGCAAAACGTAAAATAAAACACTTTGTGGTGACAGCCAAAGCCGTGAAGGACCTATCGACTTTTGAGCCCAACTGGCCACAAAAAACCGATGCAGACTACTGGCGGGCAAAATTTGAAGAAACACCCTATCGAAGCTTTATGCGCGAGTACATGCACACGCATATACAAGACGGTGTTATTTTCAAACCGGAACATTTGTCCTGGAAAGAAATGCTGCCTTTTTCAGAATATGACGCGCTGTGTTTTTATGGTGACTTGAGCTATAAAGATGCAGGGGATTACAAAGCCATGATACTGGTGGGAAAAAAAGGTCGTGAATTTCATGTGATTGCTGCCTATGTGCGCCAAACATCAAGAAGGAACGTGGCCAAATGGCTGTATAATTATGTCCAGGACAACAACCTGCTGGAGTACAACGTGCGCTACAAGATTGAAGGGCTGTTTGCTCAGGATGAATTTGTAAACGACTTTGATATAGAAGGCGATGAGCGCGGTTGGTATGTTCCTGTAACGGCAGACAAGAAAACCAAGGAAGGAAAATTTGACCGCATTGAAAGTATGGCCGGGTATTTTGAAAGGGGCAATATTGCTTTCAATAAAGTAGAAAGGGGCTCGGTTGATTTTCAAAACCTGGAAGACCAGTTACTGGCTTTTGAAAAAGGAAGTGGGGCAAATGACGATGGTCCCGATGCACTTCAATCAGGTATATCAGAGGTCAACCAAATCACTTTTGTGACCAAGTTTGAACCCAAAACCATAAGCAGGAAAGAACTTATTAAAAACAGCAAAAACCGATTCTAATGGCATTTTTAACCGAAGAAGATTACAGCGCCCTGGTGCGCAACGAAGTGAAAAGCATCCTTTTGGAAAACTATTCTGAAAGCAAATTGCTGGCCGCTGAGCAAATGGCCATAAGCCAGGTAAAAAACTACCTGAGTGGCCGCTATGACGTGAATGAAATTTTCGGTCAAACCGAAAATAACAGAAACAGCCATGTGGTGATGATCACCATTGACTGTACATTATATCATTTGTACACTTCCACCGTGCCACGCAAAATGCCTGAGATAAGGGAACAGCGCTATCAAGATGCCATAGACTGGTTAAAACTGGTGGCACGGGGTGAAGCCATGGCAGACCTTCCTTTGATAAAAGACGAGAACGGTGAAGTTAAGGAAAGCATAAGAATAAGCAGTAAATACAAACCAAGCAACAACAAGTGGTAACCCCACTCGCTCAAAAACACGTTTAAGCGGATTTAAATCAAACGATAATATAATTTACGATGAAAGGTTCAACCAATACAAAAACAAGCCCACAGAGCGCAAGAAAAACGCTTCCGGTTGCAAAAACAGATACCCGGCCATTAAAGAGTGGGAAATTGAATAGCAATGCTATTATATTGCAAATCGCAAAAGCTTGGAAAGACCGCAGCCGCAAGGACATTCAAAGCTGGCGTGTAGCACTGGCTGCCATGGAGCATATTGACACGCCACGGTTCAACCGCTACTTTGACCTGATTGATGATCTCAAAACCGATGGAACATTAAAAACCCAAATCCTTTTACGCAAGTCTGCGACTTTAAGTATTGGGTTTCAAATCAGGAACAGAAAAACCGGAGAGGTCAACGAAGAAGCTTCAGAACTCTTTCAGCAAAAATGGTTTTACAAATACCTGGGCACAGAGCTGGACTCTTATTTGTTTGGGGCACGCATTGTTGAGTTTTTGGAATTTAACGGGCACAACATTCGGTTTGCCATTGTACCACCACGCAATACAGTGCCGGTTGAGAAACGCATCTATCCGGATTTGTCCAAGGATAATGTTTTTATTCAATATGACGCCGACGAATACAAGCCCTGGGTCATTGAACTGAACCCGGACAATCCACTTGGACTGATCAATGATATTGTGCCCAACCTAATTTGGAAACGAAACGTGGCACAGTCCTGGGCAGAGTTTTGCGAGAAATTCGGAATGCCTTTGGTGTCAGCAACCACAAATAACAACAACGCCGCTCACATCGATAAAGTAGAACAGCAGCTTTTGGCATTGGCCGAAGCTTCGGTGGGTGTATTCCCTGAGGGAACAACCATCAAGTTTGATGAAGCCAACAGGACTGATGCCTATAATGTGTATTCAAAGTTCATAGAGCAAAACACCAACGAAATTGCCGGTGTTATGGTGGGTTCAAACACACTGTCACAAAACGCCGCCAACAGGTCACAGACCGAAGTACACGAACGGTCCTTGGATTACAAGATAAGTCAGGCCGACCGCAGGAACATTTCATTTACTGTAAATGATGACCTTATTCCATTATTAAGAACGCAAGGTTACAGTTACATATCTGAAGATGATGTGTTTGAATGGCTCGAAGATGAAGACGACACACCCATTACAGAATTATGGAACATTGTCAACGGTTTGATGACAAACGGCTACAATGTCGAGCAGGAATGGATAAGCACGACTTTCAACATACCCATTGAAGGACGAACACAACGACCTGTACAAACGCAGGATATGAACCCCGAGGAGACCCCGCAACAAGTGCGGGGTAAAAAAAAAACTTGGATAACGCCTGATTATCCACAAACCTGCTGCCCGGAACACGCCGTGGCGGTGGGTGGAAAAATAAATAAACTACTGGCTGAGCTGTCCGCTCAATTGGCCGTGGGTGTTTATAACAAAAAAAACATATCAGGCATACTGGGGCAATTGATAGCCGAAGAAGGCCTGGAACTTTTGGCAGGGTTAAGAAACGGTTTTAAAACCTTTAACCCTTATACCGGCCCCGATATGCTGGCACTGCAAATGATGGAATATAACCTCTTTGAGTTTGCAGCCGGAAAAACAGAAGCACGGTTAGCAGCTATGACAGATTTACTTGTTGACCAAAAAACCAAGCAAATACGTTCTTTCTCAGAATTTAGGGAACTGGCACAAAAGGAAGTGAAAAACTTCAATACCAATTGGCTTGAAGCTGAATATAACCTCTCCATTGCCGTTGGCCAAACATCGGCCCAATATGTAAGGTTCAAAGCAGAAGAAGACAGTGTCACCAGTTTTGTGCGCTATCAAACCGCAGGCGATAAAAAAGTGCGTGCAAGCCACCAGGCACTGGACGGGCGCATTTTTAACCTGAAGGACAAAACCGCAATGGACCTATGGCCACCCAACGGTTATGGGTGCCGCTGTGAGTTTTTGCAGCACCTGGGCGAGACCGGCAACAGACTGACCACCGGCGAGCAGGGCAAACGCCTCATACAGGCCAATGACAAAAGGTATAAAGACAGCCAGTTTGAAGTGAACCGGGGCGACCTGAAACAGGTGTTTACCAAAAAACAGTTTTATCACGACACAAAAGACCTGCCCAAAAAGCTGAATGACATGACCTTTGACAAGTATGATTTAAAGCCGTGGAGCTCGTTTAAAAAAGATTTAAACCCCATAAAGCTTGACAGTACTATTACCGGCGATAACGTGAAGGAACTGTTTAAAAAAGCCAAAGGGAAAAACTATATGGGCTTTACCGATTACCTGGGTAGGAAAATGGTAATGACCGAAAGTGTGTTCAATGATCACACCGTGGGCAAATACCTAAACAAGGAGGAGTTGAGGCATCAACTTTTCCCACATATTAAAGACATTTTGAAAAAACCGGATGAAGTGTGGTTAAAGGATTATTCAAGAAAAAACGAATTTCAAACAATGTATGTCAAATATTATCAAGATATGGCTATTGTGGTAAACACAACATTGAATAACACAATGGAAGGATTAGAGATTAATACTTGGTATCAAATGAAGGGTAAAGAAAAAGACCTTAGAAAAGGTCTTTTGATAAAAAAGGGAAAAGATTTGTAACAGCCTGTATTCACACTAAGTCGTGTTATGCTTCCTTTAATGTCGCAGTGAACTAACTTATTAACGGGTGTATTTACAAATCCCGACAATGCAAATATACAAAAAATTTATATTATGAGTGCAAAATCAAAAATGACCATGCTTCTTGAACTCTCAGACAAGATGTTCAACAACAAGCTGGCCAAGATGCAAAGCAACTGGAGCAAGGGTGTTGATAAAATGAAAATGAAATATCAAGAGCTCATTGACCAGGTACCTATGCTTGGACGCGCCATGGAGCTCATTAAAAACCCGTGGGTGGGGCTCATGGCAGGGGGCATTGCCTTTCTTGCCTTTACCGGAAAAGCCGTGGCCGCCACAGAGCGGTTTGATAGTGCTTTTTTGCCTATAAAGCAGCTCAACCTTGACAAGTCTGCCGGGGAGATGGACAGGTACCGCAGTAAAATACGGGATGCTGCTTTTGAGGTGGGGCTTAATTTAGAGGCCTCTACCAATGCTATGTATGATTTGCAAAGTGCCACAGGCCTATTTGGTAATGACGCTATAGCTGTGTTCACAAAAGTAGGAAGGTATTCAAAAGCTACAGGAGCAAACATTAATGATGCCATGAACTCTACAACCAAAGCAATGAAAGCTTTTGGGCTGGGCGTAAACGATATTGACAAATTACTGGAATCAAATGCAAAAACAGTTCAAGTTGGAATAACGACTTTTGATGAATTAGCGAGAGTTCAAACAGAATATGCAGGGGCAACGAGTGCCGCCGGTCAAAGTGTTGACGTTGGAAATAAGGTTTTTGCAATGTTTACTTCCATTGCCAAGAGTAGTGATATTGCAGCAAATATGACTAAAACATTTTTTCAAGGATTGGGACAGCAGGCTGAAAATGTAAAGAAATATCTCAATGTAGATGTATTTGATGTTAATGGGAATATGAGAGATGCTGATAAATTATTGATGGACATAAATGACAAGTTCAAAACAATGAGTGATGAGCAGATCACCAAGGCAATAAATCAAATTGGTGGCCCCGAAGGCTTGAGAGCTGCATTTGCAAAAGTAAAAACCGGAGCGGAAGATATGATTGACACCTTTGCTGCTTTTGATAGCTCTGCTTTTAGTCTTGAAGAGGCTGTAAAAAATGCCGAGGGTGATTTTACCAAAATGAAACAGATTTTCTTTGACCGGATTGAAATTTTAATGACCAAATGGGGTGAAAAAATAATACCCATGCTTGCCGGTATCTTTGACACTATGACGCCGGTACTTGAATGGCTATATAAAAACATCGACTGGCTGCTGCCTGTATTTGGAACATTTATAGGCTTATTGATTGCTGTTAAAATTGCTATGTGGGCTTTTAATGCCGCAGTAATGGCAAACCCAATAGGTTTAATAATAGCAGCTGTAGGCGCATTGATTGCGTTGGTTGTGGTGGCTATAAAAAACTTTGACACCTGGGGATCAGTCATCCTGATGATGATGGGCCCCTTAGGTTTCTTGATCAGCATCATCAAAAACATTGCCGACCATTGGGACAGTATTGTTGAAGCATTTAAAAGTGATGGTATTATAGGTGGATTGAAGCGCATTCACCAAGTAATTTTAGACACTCTTTTAAAACCTGTGTCATGGCTATTAGGTAAAGTAGCTGAACTAACTGGATGGGAATGGGCAAAAAACGCCGAAGACGGTATTATGCAAATGCGTGAAAAGATGAACACCGTTACCGACAAAGAGAGAAAAGCAAGGAGCGGTGAAAGTGATGAGGACGAGCGAAGTTCAAACCCCTTGCTCGATGATAAAGCCAACCCCTTGCTCGATGATAAAGCCAACCCCTTGCTCGATGATAAAGGCAACCCTTTGCTTGAAGGAAACAAAACACCAAACGGAGATTTACTGGCCGCACAAGTGGGTAATGTAACCGGTGATGCCAAACAAACAAGGAACGTTACCGTAAACATTGAGGCGTTGGCAAAAGACAGCTTTATAATGCGTAAAGATGCCACAGAAGGCATGACCTTGCAAGATGTTGAGGATTGGTTTAATGAATCGATGATGCGTGTAGTGCGAAGTATTGAAACAAGTTAGTTATGAATATTGAGTTTAAAGGAGATTTTTTTGAAAAGCTAAAACGCATTGACCGGAAACCATTTCTAAGGAAAATGACTGTTGAAGCCGGTATTATGGCTGTTAACTTTACCAAGGAGCGTTTTGTATATAAAAACTGGCTGGACAAAAGCCGGTCAAAATGGAAAGACCGAAAGGCAAAGGATAAAGGCTCATTGATGGTAAGAACCGGAAGGCTAAAAAGGTCTATACGCAAACTATCACAAGGTGACTTTTATGTTTATATAGGAACTGATGTGCCTTATGCTCGCGCTCACAACGAAGGTGAACGCATTAATAAAACCGTGAGGGTAAAAGGTCATAAGCGAAAAATAAGTATCAGGGGCAAAAGAACTGACCGTGCCGCACGACCCACCAGGGCCGTACAAAAAGCTTTTGCCACCGTGAGACCATTTAAACGAAAAATGAACCTCAATATGCCTGAGCGCCGGTTTATGGGAGACAGCACTTTTCTGGCTAAAAAAATAGAAAGGTATATGAAAAAAGCAATAGACAAAGAACTCAATTAATATGAAAGCATTCTACAAAAAATTACACGACACCTTTGCCCTGCAAAGCATTAAAGACCGGTACAGCTACGCAGGGGTGCCGGAAGTGCAATCTATTGACCTGTATGCCGGGCAGGACTTTAGTCCGGAGTGGTTTGAGGCGCGATTGTTTCCGGCTGTATTGGTGAGTTGGAGTATTGATTACAACAATGAGCCCGCCACGGCCACCATAACCTTTAGGTTGTGCTATGAACAGCTCAGGGACCTGAGTAATATTGGCGCCTCAAAAGAGGAGGGCTTGAAGTTTCTTGACTTTATTAAGATTACAGATGATGTCATTAAAAGCATTGAGACAGAAACTACAGGAAAGCCATCGCTGGTCCTGGAAGAACAGGAAGTGAACGAAACCATTGTGGACGTGTTCATACTCACTTACACCTGTAGCTATACCGGCAAATACAAAGACCCTAAACGCCCCAGTGTTGCAGGTAACATTGATGACCTTCTGGCACAAAAAAACCTGCTAAAAAGCAGGTTATAATTCATTCTCATCAATATACCACCGGTTGCCCCGGCGTTCTATCTTGAGACGGTAGGTTTTAAGTTCGGTATAACCGGGATGGCCATGGTCAAAGAACCGTTCCACGCGGTTAGTAACAGCTGAAGATAGGCGCTCATCTTTAAAAACAAGCCCATACATGCCGTTTTCAACCACCACCAAGCCACTAAAATCAAGGTTTTCGCCGGGCGTTTCTGCCCGATGCTTGAAGACCTCACCTTGTTCCCGGACAGGGTTGACCTGAGCGGTGGTGGCAGCGCCACAGGCAAAAAGGAGTATTATTAATATAATGCTATTTTTTACCAAACCTTTCATTTCCTTTTCCGCTTAGTTTTATGTTTAAAGTGTTTTGTTGGTGCTTCCACATAGCTTCATCAATACCATTAAGGCCTTTCATTAAATCATATTTACCGGGTTTGTTAACTTCAACATCGGCTAAATCCCAATTTAAATCTTGATACCACAACATACCAAGTTTAATATTAAAAAACCTAATGGTTTCTTTCTGGGTTTTAGTACTATCACTATAAAATATCATAGCCCTAACCCTATCTTTTTTATTCAATACCCATTCATCACTACTATTTTGATAAATAGTTTCAATTGGCTTTCCATATTTTTTAAAGATTTGCTCCTCTGGCAGAGTGCTAAAGTCTTTCACAATTTCAGAAACTTCAATTTTTTTTTCTGTTTGATCTATTTTTATTCCTTTATCCTTAGGAATCAATATCACCAAAACAAATGTAATCGCAATGATTCCAAAAACTATTCCAAATGCTGTTGTGCATCCTTTTTTTGTAGATTTATTCATGATGTAAAATTTAAATGGTTTATAAATTAATTTTTAATTTCCGTATTTTTCCAGCCATTCTATCATTTCAATGGCACTGGTAAATTCTTTTTCCTGGTCCGGATCGTCAAGGTGAACCACCAGATGGTTGCGCTCTATCACTTCAAGCTTATAACTTCGAGGGAACGCCTCTAAAAAGCTTACTAACTGGTTGACTGCTTCTTCTATCATTTTTCAAATATATTAAGTTTTATTTTATGTGTTTTACGGGATTCCTCATTTTAAGTAAATTCCAAATGTTCACTCTCTTTGATAAAATGTTGATTTTTCATATTGCGATTGTTTTTAGTGAATACTTCCATAATTATCCTCCCAATATCTTTGGTTTAAATAAGTACTGGGGTGTGCTTTTGCTACACCTTTGCGGTGCAAATAGCCGTTGTATGGCTTGACACCGACAAGGGCGTTCATCTTATCGCGGTTGCTGAGCCGCTTCCAGGCGTTTTCTGCCATTACTTTTTTGACTTTGTGGTTATATGTGTTCCAGAAGCACTCAAATGAAAGGTCTGGCTCACCGATGGTGATTTCAAAATGCGGTTTGAGCTTTGCTATCCAGTGACTGTGCATAAAGGTCTCAATTGCCGGAAAATTTAAATTTGAAAACAACCATCTCATTTGCTGGGCAGACAATACTCCTTCAAGAATTTTAAACTGAGTTAAATTACCGTTTAAATCATATTTAAATTCCAACAGTGCATCACTGTTTTTGGCTTTAATGGTATAAATTCTTTCCATTTCACGCTAATTTTTGGTCTAACTGATCATACAGCTGTTGTGCATAGCTGGGCTTGTCATAAAGACCTAAAATTTGATGCAGGGTTGCCGCTTCATAATACTTCAGTTTTAGGCTTGACGGCTTTTGATTTCCTTGATTATTAAGTACTTTTTTACCAAGCTTAGAGCGTAAATCTGCCCACAGACTATAAAAGTGCCTCATGCGTCTTTGGTCCTTGGTTGCATATAGACCTATCTCCGGTGGCTCGTGCGAGATTATAGCAAAGGCTTCAACCAATTGGAGGTTTGTAACTTTTAGGGTGATGTCAAAGTTCATATTTGAATGGTATAATCGTTAATATCATTGTCTATTTTTCTAAATGGCATTTCTTCAATGTGCCTGTTTTGTGAGTCAAGCCGGGCAATTTCATTAATAAGTTTTAAGGTCCCTTCGGGATTTATTTTCTCACCGCTAAACAAATAATCTGAGTACAGGCTGATGAGCTTTTTGTTTTCCCGGTATTTCTCTTTAAAGGTCATCTTAAC